AAGCGAAATCATCGCCGTTAATGGATTTCCGTACAACGTAAGGCGTCAGGCGGGAAGTCATCTGCTGCTCTTTAACATCCAGAGCCGCATTAAACTCGGTTATTTGAACCACGTCGTAGGACATGACTTCTCCCGGTTAAAAGTACGTTTCGATTTCTCCCGATCTCCCGACTACGATCCCCAGCTCGCCGGACGCGCATCGTTTGATTAAGTTTATCAGTTATCTTTTCATCGATCCCCGGTTTTGTTTCGCCGGACGATTACTCCGATGTCGCTGATAAACCTTTTTACCACCATCAACAAAAAATGTCAAGAACTATTTTTACAGTATAATGTAATTATCGCCCCAGAATGGCATCAACCACCCCCTGGTTGCAACTTCCGCATATCTGCGCGAACTTTTTCCATTTCCTGCGTGAGTTGCGCGTGTTTCGTTCGGTCTTTGAATGGATCGCTCCAAACGGGATCTTGGATTATCGCGGTCATTCTTGCTTTCAACGACTCCATCGTTTGACTCCCCGAGCCACCAGCGCCAGGACCGCCACCGCGAAATGGATCTTCGCCGGTAAACTTTTTGACCGTTGTTTCGATAGACGCAAGAACCACTGCAATGTGATCGTCGTCCATGTTGGCAAGAAGCGGTTTCACGTTCTCAGGCAAATTCGCCGCAAGATACGCTTTTCCGTTAGCCATTATCGCGTCTTTCTTATCGCCAAAAAACTCTGTGGCCATTTTAGTAAACGACGCGTCACGATTCTGAATCGCCCTCTGTTCGGCGGCATAAAGCGTTTTCATCAAACCAGAAAACAAAACCTGAGCTTGGCGAGGACTCGCAGAGGCTGAATGTAACAACGCCCGGAACTCTTTGCTTTCACTCGCCTTCTTGATATAATCCGCTGGAAGCCCCTCGATCTCTGTGGGCATGACGTATTTATCCGCTGACTCAGGGCGTAATTTTGCGTGAAACGCGTCCCACTGTTCTGGTGTGGAATTGTTATCCGGTAACGCGCGTTGTCCAAGAAGATTCTGCGCTCCGTCAAAACCTTTGACAAGATCGCCAAAGGTATTGATATTTTTCATGTACGGTTTTGCTCGAACGTCCTCAGGCACTAAAGCCCTGAACGAATCACCCTGGATAGCCCCAAGAGACTCAGCCGTTATGGGTGAAGGCGCCGGGGGTGTTCCTATGGGTGGTGCTCCTGCTGGCGGTGTTCCATCTGGTCCTGGCATATTACTCGCTCCTTTCGATGCTGTTTTTGGTTTCTGCGGTCATCATTTTCCGCAAGTCGTGGTATACTGATTCTCTGCCTACGTTGTACTCAAGCGATCCTCGTTTCACATCGCCGTCTGGCCCGATAACCACCGGATTACTATGGAATCCAGACAACTTCATCACATACCTCAAAACGAACAATACGTTCGGGTTATCTACTCCGTTCAAAGCTAATCGTGCAGCGGCTTCATCCTTTTCTTTCTTCTCCGCTGCGGCTTTCCTCACTTCTATTTGGGCCTTCTTGTCTGCCTCAATTTCTTCTGGTGTTTTCACATTACCATCGCCGGATACCCGGCGCCTCCGCCATTAGTAAGCCCGTTCATACCTGCTCTCGTCGCCTCTGCTTGGGCGTTCTGTTGATTGGCTGATCCTGATTTTGCTCCTACCTCCGCCGCAATCTGCGCCTGTTGCATCCGCGCCGCCGCCGCCTGAGACGCTTCATACGCTTTCAACCTCTCCAAAAATTCTTCTTCCGAAACAATCGAACCCGCTGGAGCTCCATAAAGATCCATTATAATCGGTATCGTCTTTTTCTTATCCAACCAAAGTAACAGCTCCGGTGCGACACCACTAAATCCCGCAGCGAATTGCCACAGAGAGATCATACCCCGCGTTTCTTCTGACTTCAAAATTCTTGCGGCTGGGGATATGAACTCGATGGGATATATTTCTACTCCTGCGTCACGGAGTTCGATCAACTCGTCAGGAATAAGTAACACGGGTTTTCCCGCGGCAACTAATTTGACGTGTAATTCCGAACCTTCTTCTACGCCCAAGTCGCCTTCTTCTTCCAAAATCGCCAATGATCTACGGATTACGGGGGTTTCTTTTTCTTCTATCTGACGACTGAAAATCGCGCCAGTATTATCTGCCCGGAGTTCATTTCTAATCTGTGCCTCTCCAAGAGTCATACGAGTCTGATTGCTAAGATCCGTCAACTTGTCGTTCAAGAAGTGCATCTTGATTTCATTCGTAAGGTATTCAAATAATTTCAGCGCTGGCGCGAGAGGCCCGACATTTCCTATCTGTCCTATCGGCGCCATACCGGTTATCCGAGAACTTGACGCGTCTATCGGAATCACCGCTCCGGGAGATCGATCAATCGTCCCATTGCCGAACGTGCCGTCGTCTAATACATACCACGAAGGTAAGATAGAAAGCTCACCCCCTTTGGTGATTATCTCAATAAGCGCGTTTACTTCTATCGTGGGGGAAAGAGCGTTGTATGCCTGCGAACGCCCGTATTCTTCGCCTTCGTTCTTTAGCATCCGGGAGACTATAATAGCGTTTCCGTTATATGCTGATTCCCTGATAACTTTCTTTTCGTCTTCAAGAATGTGAATGGATTCATACGAATACGAAAGAGTCCCTTCCGTCGCACCAGTAGGTTCTTTCCGGGGACGCACGATCCACAATACTTTCATCTTGGTATCGTGGTTATTTGATTCCTGTAAAGCCCTAATCTTGTCTGTCTTTGCAACATCTCCATACTCATCCACAAGCTGAAATGCGTCGTATTCAAACTCGTAAAATTCTTTATATACACGACCTTGGGCGTCTTCAAACACGTAGAGATTTTTGAGTGGGAGCGCACGATATTCGATCTTGTTCATCCGGCCGGGACCACGTTTCTCATTCTTGAAAACCCCGATAGCGTCGGTCCCGAATGCGGCACCTTCAAGCAACGCTTCTTGCCTGGCAGTCCCCCATCCAGCGCGTTCATGTTCGATCTGCTCGTTCGCCCGGGCGTTTATTTCCGCGTAGAAATCTTTGACTTCCTGACGCCCACCTTTGTACTGCCGAGGAACGGAGATACGAAAAGTGCGCCCTTTTTTCCAGAGAGCGCCATCGAGAGACGAAACCATTGTTTGAAGAGCTAGTCCTGCGGTATTATTGGGTACATCCTCAGAAGTATAAAAATCTCCAGCAGCAGTACCGCCGGAGAAGCCTTGTTTTCGTTGCAACATATACTTTGCGATCAACTCCCACACAGGTTCCCACGGAGATCTACGTGCCTTCGCCGCGGCAAGTTCTTTCAGATCCGCTTCAACATTGGTGGGCATTTCAGAAAACTCCTTGTGAGCCCGTCGCTGTGTCCAGTACCCCAGTGGGTGTTGTGAAATATCGTGATAGACGCGCAAGCCGTCGTTGCGCCGATTGCGCCTCAACGCTATTTTCGCCGATGATTGTGGAAGACGTGGTAGCCGCAGCGGCTGGAGCACTGGCTTCGTCTTTCTTCAGTCCCGTCATCTTAGCAAATCCACCGCCGGCATCACCGCCAAATAAGTTCATCGTTGCCCCTATCGGGTTTAAGTCCACCAACTTCTCAACAAAATCACTCATTTAGGCCTCCGTGTGCTGCGTAGTGTCGACACAAATTTAACTTCTTTCTTCTCACCTCCAATAGTACCACTGTTCGTGTTTTTGTCAACAACTTTTTTACGCACGGGAAAAGCGAAGGTGAGAATCGCCGCGTCCAGTTTGTTATGTGACCAACCAAGATCTTTTTTGATGTCATCTTTTGAAACGAGGTAGATGACTTGATTGCTTGTCTCTTTTTCAACCGGGATCGCACCTATCTCCGTAACGAATTGTTGGTCATCAGGGATAGAGACATCTGGGTCTTGAAACCATTCTCTAAAATCACAGTGCATCTGTACGCGCATATTTCTGTGGCGCTGCGGATCAATCGCCTTTTCTCCAAAATGTACCCCCTTCACGAGCCGTTTCGAATACCCCAGTTCGTGAAGCCGATCAAGGGCGCCGTGCTCATTCGTTGTATCGAATACCACAAGGTCAGGGTTCTCTCGGTCAATTATCTTTGCCACCCTTCCTGCGAGTCTCATATCCCGCTCTGTGCCATCGTCTGCGGGAATTGTTTCAAAAGGATATATCTTTCGCCCCATTCGGCGGCAAATCTCCGTACTGTCCCCCGTCCGGCCTTGGTCAATACCAATGATAAGTGGTTTAGTAACATCATCTTGTACCTTTTTCCCTCTTGCGAGATACACCCGGGCGAGGTCGAAAAATCTACCCTCCGCTTTCACGAACGCTTCTTCTGGGTTAAACGGGTATTCTTGGACAAATTTCCAAACTTGGTCGTTAAATGAAGCAATCTTTCGGCGTCTCCACGCAA